GATAAGTGCGGTTTTATCGCCACGCCTCGAGTTCACAAGTATGTTGAAAAAGTGAAAGACGGCGAAACTGAGCGAGACGAAGAGAGATTCATCCCTTACATGCAGCTTGTTGAATACGGTAATCCCGCGTCTGCCAAAGACCTTTGGTGGTTTATCGAGAAACATCTTGAAGGCTCTATACCCAACCTTCTCGTTGAGATTGAGGGTGGTTTTCATCGTATCGGGCAGCTTGATTTCTTGAAAGCCCGCCTGTGACAACTGGGTAGTAAAATTTCCGGGGGTAGCGTGGAAAACCACGTTTACCCCCTTTACCCGTTTCACGGAAAGGGGTATCATGCTTACATAACCTGATAACTGGAGACCTGAAATGAACTTTGACAAGCTTTCCATGCAGCAGCTGATCGCGTTTTACAACCGCCACGCCGCAAAGCCGGTAAAGCGGTTCAGCGATAGCAAGACCGCGATCCGTCGGTGCACAGAACTTTTCAACAGCCTCAGGACAAATGAACCAGTGAAAGTTATGAAGCAGGAAGCCGGTCGTAACACTCGCCCGACCATGCAGACTTCTCTCCGACTTGACCGTACGATCACCTGTGTTGAGACCGGTGAAGTCTGGAGGAACGCTTATCAGATGTGGCTCGCGAACCCTAACTGGATGACCAGCGGCCAGCAGGACCGCCTCACGGCCCAGCTTTACTCTGCCGCGAAGCGGGGTGAAAAGATCATGATCACGATCAACAACCGAACCTTCCACCTGGTGAACGTGTGATGCAGCACGAAAGCGTGTTCCCCACACACTCTCTTGACCGTGATGAAGTTAAGTGGGAGGACTACCTCGGAGATTTCACGCCGTGGCAGAACCGACAGGGTATCTGGTTCAAGCGGGATGACTACTTCGCCCCGCTCGGCTACGGTGGCCCCAACGGCTCCAAGATGCGCCAGCTGGTGTGGTATGTTAACCGGTTCCGGCAGGGTAAGAACCATATCGTCACGGGGGCGAGCATCCAGTCCCCGCAGCTGAGCATGAGCGCCATCGTCGGCGCTCACTACGGCTTACCGGCTCGGCAGATTGTTTACAGTAAGCCGGAGACCGTGCTCAAGCACGAGAATCCGCGCATCGCTCACGGTTTCGGCGCTGTGTTTGAGTATGCCGGGGGGCCGTATAACCCCATCATCCAGCGTAAAGTTGCCGACGCTACCAAGGGTAACTCTCTGGTGGTTGAGTACGGTATCACGGTCCCGCACGACAAGTACGATCCTGAAAACGTGCGTAAGTTCCACGAGGTTGGCGCAAATCAGGTGCGTAACATGCCTGATGAAATCACCCGGTTGATCGTACCCGCCGGTTCCTGCAACTCGCTGACCAGCGTGATCCTCGGCCTCATGCGCGACCCGAAGAATGTGAAGGAGCTCTTCACTATCGGTATCGGGCCGAACAAGCTGTCTTGGATGAAAGCCCGGTTTCAACATATCGGTATGGACATTGACAGTTTACCGTTCAAGTGGAGGCACCATAGCCTGCACGAGACCGGGTTCAGCAAGTACTCCGACCACTTCACCGGAGAAAACTTCGACGGTATCACGTTCCACCCTACGTACGAAGCTAAGATGTGGCGGTGGCTACGTAACCATGATCCTATCGAGCAGGACGACCGGACCGGGTTCTGGATCGTCGGCTCGGCACCCAACCCGAAGGTCATTGAGCCTTTTTACACACGGAGGCTGGAAAATGCTTGACTACAGAACCGTAGAAAACCGATACCTCTATTTTGACAAGCTATACGAGATCAACCTTACACACGGCATCATGCCGGGTCTCGTATACCTTTATATGCCGGCGCTCGCTGATATCAATAACTGGGATAACGAAGAGAAGCTCTGGTTCGCATTCCTCAACGGTCTCACCCAGAACCCAATCACGTCACTCCGCCTGATGAAGCAGCTTGAGCAGGTTCCGCCTGCCGGGGCGATGCTTACGCGGTTCACCGATTGGTTCAACACTGAGTGGGAGACCCTCCAGTTCGACACTGATCGCCGGTATCAGAAGAAGGATACGGTTCAGGCAATCCGTACTTACGCGCAGCTGGTCGCTGACCACGGCTCGCAGGAGAAGATGCTGACCGGTAAGACGTATCAGGAGCTCTGGAACCTGGTGCGTAACAACTACCATTCGTTCGGTCGCCTGTCTTCGTTCAGCTATTTGGAATACGTGCACTTGAGCGGTTTCGGCGCAGATTGCGACGACCTGCTGTTCGAGGATAAGTCGGGCAGTAAGTCTCACCGCAACGGTATGTTGTTTTTGCTCGGGCAGGACCACCTGATCTGGGACAAGCGGGCTAACAATGGGTTCAATGGTGATTATGAGGATCTTAAAACCCTCTGCGCCGGTCTCAATGAGGACTCGTATGATTTCCTAAACGGGTTCCGCGAAGCTAACCCTGATGTGCCGAACGCTAACCGGTTCACGCTGGAGAGCAACCTCTGCACCTTCAAGAACCATTTCTTCGGTCGCCGCTACCCCGGCGTATATGCCGACATGGCGTGGGAGCGCATTGAGTGGGCCGAGGCGCGTAACCAGCGTCAGTTCACCAGCGTATTCCGCGACATCCGCACCGTGATGCCGAAGTGGCTGCGCGATGAGTGCGCGGAAGAACGTATCACGATCAAGCAGAAGGCGGCGCTGTTCCCCAAGACCGGTGTACCGTTCCGAGGAGAGTTTTTCCTGTGAAGCATATTATTCTACGGGTAGCCGGGACTTTCGGCTCGGGTAAAACGACGGCGGTGAGAGAGTTTCTCAACGGCTATCCCTGTGAAATGCTCATGCGCGGCACCAAGATCGCCGGGTATCGACTCGAAATGAGCGAAGCCGGTATCAACGTTCCGCTGTTCGTCATCGGTAAATATGACAACACGTGTGGCGGAACCGACGCTATCAGCACCCAGGCAGAGATCGCCGACAGGATCATGAAGGCGCACCCTCTCGGCCATGTGCTTTATGAGGGTGCTCTCGTGTCTGCGAGCGGCCTCGCCGGGCAGGTGACGCAGGCTATTCACGGCACCGGGTGCGATGTTTACGCATTTCTTGACACCCCGCAGGATCTCTGCATTGAGCGCGTCAAGGGTCGTAGGCGCGCGGCAGGCAATGAGAAAGAGTTTGACCCAAAGAACCTGATTGACAAGTTTGAGTCTGTGACCAACTGCTACCGTAATCTCCGTAACGAGGGTAGCTACGACGTCAGGCTCATTGATCACAAGGCGACGCACGGGGCACTACTCGACATCATCCGGGAGTACGAGAATGCGTGACACCGCCCCCTACCCTATGCCGACGGCTGAGACCGTCTGCTCAATGCAGTCTCTGCTCTATTTTGTTTGGGAGCGAGAGGTCATCAGGATCGTCAAGGAACGTGGGGGTGAGCAACCTTACACGAAGGATCCCGTGCTCGCGAAGTACAAGTTCACCAACATCCGCCGCAAGGATGACCGGGTTTCTCGCTGGATCATCAACAACGTCATTAAACCAAACATCGAGCGCCAGGACCTCTGGTTCATCCTCCTGATCACACGTATCATCAACTGGCCCCCGACGCTACAGTTCTTGATTGACAAAGACATCTTGTTCCGGGCAGCCGAAGAATTCAACCCTGTTGAGTTTTCAACTGCGGTTGAAGAGTTCAAGTCTCGCGGTAACAAGGTTTACTCTGGGGCCTACATGGTGTACCCAACTAAGATGGACCCCGGCGGTGTTAAGTCCCTCGCCATTGCGAAGCACATTATTAAACCGGCTTCATCTCTCAGCTACGAGATCGACCATATCCTGTTCAGCTTCACCCCGAACATTGAAAGGTTCGTGAAGGAGTTGGCAACCAGTTTCGGCATCAGCAGCTTTATGGCCGGGCAGGTTGCGGCTGATCTCACGTATTGTGACCAACTTGGAACAGCTGAAGATCTTTTAACTTACGCTCCCATCGGGCCGGGAAGCAGTCGGGGTCTCAATTACCTGCACAACCGCACCCCGTTTGCGGCTTGGAGCCAGAAAGACTTCAATGAAGAGCTGATCAATATACGTAACCGGGTGATCAGCGAGGTTAGCATTGACGACCTCACCCTGCATGACGTACAGAATGTCATGTGCGAGTACAGTAAGTACTGCCGGACGGTCCTTGGCGAAGGTAAGCCAAAGACAGTGTATCTGCCTGAGAAGGAATTCTGAGAATGGAGCTCAATGTTCGCAACGTGAACGAGGCCTTTAGCCGGGTGTTTGAAGAGCTCAAGACCCTTGACCTCGAGCCTGAGAAGACGCGGAACGGCCCTGCAGTCGTGTTCCCCGGCATCGTGACGACGATTTATGACCGACCTGACGAACGCGTCCTGTTTCACGCAGGGCGAGACGCTAACCCGATATTCCATTTGATGGAATCAATTTGGATGCTCGCCGGTCGTCGCGACGTCGCGTTCCTCACTCAGTTTAACAAGCGGATGAGCGAATTTAGCGACGACGGTACCACGTTTAACGCCGCGTACGGGTATCGCTGGCGCAACCACTTCGGGTATGACCAGCTGGCTACGGTTATCGAAAACCTTAAGCAAGACCCCGGCACGCGCCAGGCTGTCGTTCAGATCTGGGACGAGCAGGATCTTTACCTGAAGACCAAGGACAAGGCGTGTAACACCCAGGTCATCTTTGACACGCGAGGTGGTGCGCTGAACATGACCGTGTTTAACCGGAGTAACGATATCTGGTGGGGTGCATACGGCGCTAACGCGGTTCATTTCAGCTTTATGCAGGAGTTTGTTGCTTCTGCTATCATGTTCCCCCTCGGTAAATACCGGCAGGTTAGCAATAACTTCCACCTGTACACCGAGCTTTACGACGCGGCTCGCCACATAGCAACACCCCCGGTTCAAGAGACCTACGACCTCTACGTCAGCGGTACTGTTGAGCCTCGGCGTATAATGGACAACAGCGATCACGTGTTGTTTCTAGAAGATTGTGAAACTTTTTGCGCTGATCCTTTCAAAGACCGTCGTTATTATCATTCTTTCTTTCACAGCGTTGCTCGGCCTATGGCTATGGTTAGCAGGGTGCGTAAGGAGAAGCAGAGCGACGGTCGTGAATATGCCCGTTCGATCGCTGCGAGTGACTGGTCCCGCGCGGTGCTAGACTGGATTAACCGCAGGGAAAATAAAAAGCTTTCTAGGGTGGAGAGCACTTGCCTTCCCGGAGCGGTTGAGTATAATAACCCTCATAACGCTAACTGAGGAACTGATGAAAACATCTATCAAATTTATAACAGGTGGTAGCGAAGTGAACCGCTACCACACCATGTTCACCATCCAGAAAGAAACCGTCGGGCATCACTCTCACGGTGTTGCCTGTTTGGTTCTTGCTCTAAACCCTGACGCAAGCCGAGAACTGCTTATCTCGGCCCTTTACCATGATCTCGCTGAACAGCACACCGGTGACATCCCGTCCCCGGCGAAGCGTGATTACGGTATCGGTGACCAGGTTTCTGAGCTCGAGGAGCGCCTGGTGAAATCCGCCGGGCTACATTGGCCGACGCTGAGTGAAGCTGAGAAGCGGGTGCTCAAGTTGGCAGACCTCGCGCATGGGGCGCTTTTCTGCCTACGGGAGATGAGCCTGGGCAACCAGCGCATGGTTGAGGTATATGAACGCTTCATAAATTACGCCGTGCAAATGCGGTTGACGTCGGAAGAGTATAAGCTGTTTTCAGCTATTGAGGAGATCTCTTATGAGTGCTAACGCTCGCCAAGTTGGCGGCGACCACTACAAGACCGGCGGTGAAGAGCACTGGGACCGCCAGTGGCGTCTTTACGGTCGCGGTTATTTTGTAGGTTGCATCACCAAGTATATTGAACGGTATCACGAAAAGAACGGCCTGCAGGATTTGCAGAAGGCTCAACATTTCCTTGAGAAGCT